AAAATGGTATTCGGGTATTTTTAACTTTTGTCTATCACTCATCGGCATTTTACTATATAACTGGGTAATGTATTTTTCTAATGTTCTCCCCACCATACCACTACCTCCTGTTACTAGGATTTTATTTTTTTGCATGGATGTCATATTATTATATAGATATATAGATTTAATGTTATAAAACATTTAAATATTTTTTACTATTATACAATCATATAATTACAATTATAACTATAACCAGATAATGTTTGAATATAAATATGACATTTCAATAGTAATGGGTTATTATAATAGAAAACCACAGTTAATAAATACATTAAATTACTTTAAAGACAATTATTTATCATATAATTTTGAAGTTATTATTGTTGATGACAATAGTACAATAGAACATCGATTAGACGATATTGTTAACAATTACACATTTCCTTTAAAATATATAAAAATTACAGAAAAGGAAAAAGGCAATCGAATAAATCCTTGTGTTCCTTACAATAAAGGATTTAGAGAAGCAAAAGGAAGACGCATTATTATTCAAAACCCAGAATGTATACATGTTGGAAATATACTACAATATGTTATTGATAAATTGTCATACGATGATTATATAGCTTTTTCCTGCTATAATTGTAGTTCAAAAGAACTTACAGAAATGTTATTAAAAAATCTTTCATTAATTAATAATAGACAATTTAACTCAGTGAATAGATTTCCATGGTATAATCATCCAATATATAGACCAATGCATTATCATTTTTGTGCTGCAATTATGAATGATAATTTAAAATTATTAGGCGGATTTAATGAAGAATTTGCAAAAGGGCATAGTTATGATGATAATGAGATTTTATTAAGTATAAAATATAATTTAAAATTAAATATAAAAACAATACCACCACATAATAATTATGTTATACATCAATGGCATGCAAGAGATGCTGAGTCTAAATTTTCAAGAAAAGATTTTTCATTAATGTTAAATAAAAATAAATTATTGTACGAAAGTTACGTAGAGATTCATAGAAAAAATAACTTTAATTTTCCAAAATTGTTACATTTATATTGGGATGGTTCAAATTTTTCATTTTTGAATTTACTAACAGTATTATCATTTAATAAATATAATATTGGTTGGAAAATAAATATTTTTAAACCATTACGTCAAAATATGAATATTTCATGGAAAACAAACGAGCAGAAAGATAAATATACAGGAAAAGATTATTTTCATTTATTAGAAAAGTTAAACAATGTAAATATTCATATAATAGATACTGATTTATTACCTTTTAAATTTAAAGATGCATCCGAAGTAATTAAAAGTGATTTTTTTCGTTTATTTATATTAAATAAATATGGTGGTTTATGGAGTGATTTTGATATTATTTATACAAATTCAATTGAAAGATACTATGCCAAGAAAAATTTACAAGATAAACAAACTATTTTTTATAGATATAAATGGAGTGAAGCAAATAAAAATGTTTATCCAGTAGGACTATTTTTATCAGGAAAAAATTCTTCAATATTTTCAAGTATATTAAAAAATATACATTTATTTTATAATAAAAATAATTATCAATGTTTGGGAACAACAATGTTTGAAACATTGTTCGAACGCTATAAAACAAATAATATATTAAAAAAAATAATAATGAATATGAAATTAAAAGAATTATATATTGATAATTCCGAATGTTACTTAAAAATTAAATGGGATCAGTTGGATATTTTATATGATAATGAAAAAGAAAATGTTGAAGAATATTTGAATAACGATAATATTTTTGGAATTCATTGGTTCAATGGTGCAAAAAAATCTAAACAATATTGTAATAATTTAAAATTAGAAGAATTGAAAAATACAAATTCAAAAAACTTAATGGATAAGTTTGTCAAACAATATATTGACTATATACAAACGATTTAAAAATTATAATTATAACATAAATATAGGATAATTATAATATGAAAATTTTTATATTTGGTTCAAATGGTATGTTGGGTAATTATGTACAAAGTTATTTAAAACAAAACACTAATTATGTGATAAAAACGTATAATAGAAAGGATTATGATATTAGTAAGTTGAACGAGGTTACCTTAACAAATTTATTATATGATAATTGAAAAGAAACAGGGTTAAAAAAATATGACATAGTTATTAATTGTGCAGGAACAATTCCTCAGTCATCAAAACAGAGGGAGTTATCCAATAATATATATTTCAAGATTAATTCTATTTTTCCAATTATTCTAGGAAATATATGCGAAAAAAGAAACGCGAGATTAATACATATTACAACAGATTGTGTATTTTCAGGTAACGATGGTAATTATGATGAAAATAGTGAACATGACGAAATAAATAATTATGGAGTTTCAAAGTCATTAGGAGAATTATGTAAAGGAACAATGATAAGAACTTCTATAATTGGTGAAGAACAATATAATAAACGATCTTTGTTGGAATGGGTTATATCAAATAAAAATAAAACTATCAATGGTTTTAAAAATCATTTATGGAATGGTGTGACGTGTTTAGAATTATCGAAAATATTAAGAAAAATGATAGATAGAAGTATTTATTGGGAAGGAGTTAGACATATATATTCACCTAGAAGTGTGTCTAAATACGAGTTGGTAAAGATTATTAATGACAAATATAAATTAAATATTACTATTAATGAATATAATACAGATAAAAAAATAGATAAGACAATAACAACTTTATACAAACAAAACGGTCTTTTTAATATAAGTGATTTAAATGAACAAATAGAAGAACTTGTTACATATAATTTTAATAATAATTAAATTATATATATAAATATAAATTTTATAATTATATATAATGAAAACAATTATGACTGTATCAGGTATAAGACCTGACTTTATTCGCATGTCAGAAATTTTTAAGAAATTAGATAATGATAAAACCATGAATCATATTCTTGTGCATACTGGACAACATTATGATGATTTATTATCAGGGGTATTTTTTAAGGAATTAAATATCAGAAAACCAGATTATACATTAAATACAGGAAAACAAGGTGGGACACACTATAACCAATTGGGATATTTATCCGTAGCTATTATGGAACTTATAAAAAAAGAAAAATTAAAACCAGATATTATTTTATTTCTAGGAGATTCTAATACAGTTTGTGCTGCTTTACCACTTAGAAAAGAAGGATATACAATTGGTCATATTGAAGCGGGTATGAGATCTTTTGATAAAAGAATGTTAGAAGAAATAAACAGAACTGTTTGTGATCATTGTAGTCATATTCACTTTGTATATCATAATGAATATAAACGTTTTTTAGAGAATGAAAATATTAAAGATAATGTTCACGTTGTTGGTAATACAATAGTAGAAGTGTGTAAACCATTTATTCCAAATGAAGAAAAGTGTAATAATATGATTTTGTTGGATATTCATCGACCAGAAAATTTTAAATATAAACATAGAATGAAAAATATTATCCAATACGCAAATTTATGCAGTGAAAAATATGGTATTCCTGTCAAAATGTTGAATTTTGGTAGAACAACAAAATATATGGAAGAATATGAAATTGATTTGGGTAAAGTAGAATTAGTCGATTTAATGGCATATAAAGAATACTTAACTACTATTTACCATTGTCCTTTTATCATATCAGATAGTGGTACAGCACAAGAAGAACCAGCTATTTTTGATACACCTGTTATTGTTCCAAGAGATTTTACTGAAAGACCACAATCTGTTGATGGTAATTGTAGTTATATGCTAGATGTTAATCACGATTCAAAATTTGAAGAAAGTTGGAATTGGTTGTCAAAAATTGAACGTAAAGAATTAACAATGGATGTCACATGGTTAGGTGATGGAAATACAAGTGATTTAATAATTAAAAAGTTGAAAGATTTTCTTTAATAAAAGTATTTATAATATATTATAAGTTGTAATATATTATAATTTATATTATATTAAATTATTATTTAAATATTTATTTAAAGAAATATATAATATGTCGAATATACTACTATCTATTTTAGTACCGACTGTACCAAGTCGAATCGATTATTTTTACCCAAAAATAATGAAAGAATTATTAAAACAATCAAAAAAATACAATAATATTGAGATTATATCATTTTTTGATAATAAAAAAAGGACTATTGGAAAAAAACGTGATGAAATGTTAAAGTTAGCACAAGGTAAATATGTTACATTTATTGATGATGATGACAGAATTTCAAAAAATTATATTGATGAAATAATGTATGCAATTATAACAACAGATAATGTAGATTGTATTGTATATAATGTAATTTGTTGTGTTAATAATTCCCATATAAAAAAGTTATGTAAATATGGAATAGAATTTGAATACGGTGATATAAATAATGGAAAAGAATGGGCAGGAAAACCCGCACATACAATGATATGGAAATCATCAATTGCAAAAAAACACAGTTATTCAGATAAACAGAATGGTGAAGATATGGATTGGGTAAAACGGGCATATCTAGATATAAAAACACAACATAGAATTGACAAAGTTTTATATTATTATGATGCTAATTATAATACAACTTCTGAAACAGCAAATTTAAGTGATGATGTTATAATGAAAAATATTGATATACTACTTAATAATACTTAAAAATATAAATTAAACATACATATAATATGACTATATCGTATGTATGTTTAATTTATAAAAGTTCAAAATGGTTAAAATTTGTATACGAACAATTCCATAAACATACGAAATTGAACGAAGGCGATGAATTTTATTTTGTTGCCAATGATGCTTATCCAGAAGTATTGGATTATTTAAATAAAAATCCTCATATTAAATATTATATTCATGAAAATACAGAAGAACAAAAAAAAGAATGGTATATTAATAATGTATATCGAGCATGGAATACCGCAGCAAAAAAAGCAAAAGGTGAATATGTAGTTTTTTTGAATAGTGATTTTGCCTTTTCTCCAAACTGGCAAACAAATTTATTTAAACATATTAATAACAATAGATGTGTTTGTAGTCGATTAGTAGAAAGAGGTATATTGCGAAGTGGAACATATGGTATTGAACGAAATTTTGGAAATAATTATAGTGACTATAATGAAGAAGCTTTTTTAAAATATGTAAATGATATTAAAGAAGATAAAATTGAGAAAGGTGGATTATTTATGCCATTGTTAATTAAAAAAAATCATTTGGAAATGGTTGGTTATTACCCAGAAGGAAACATTCGAAAAGATAGTAATAATATTTTCAAACCGGTTATTGCAAAAAGAGGAGAACCATTAATACCTGGCGATGTAGTATTAATGGAAAAACTACGTATAATGAATGTTCATCACCATACTGTTTTTGATAGTATTGTATATCATTTTCAGGAAGGAGAAATGAGAGAATAATATATAACATATATTATAATTTAAATAGATATAATTTATATATATTATAATAATGTCTAGTATAGAATCATTTTACAATGAATATTCTATTTCAAAAAACAAGATGTTTTCATCTGGTGAAAAAAATGAATCCGTAGACGGTTCGGGAATTTTACCATCAGTTGGTGAAAATGAAGCAAAGGGAATATTAAGTTATATTAAAAAGTTTTATCCTCACGTTAATAATATACTTGATATTGGTTCGGGACAAGGATATTTAACTAAAATTTGTGATGACCTAAACGATTTAGATTTTAATTGTTATTCTATGGAAGGATGTAGTAATTTAATTCCTCATGTAAAGTGTGACAAAAATAAATATGCTATTGTTGATTTTTCTAATAAATTTGCTGATAAAAGATTGGAAAAACAATTTGATTTAACAACAAGTTTTGAAGTATTAGAACATGTTCATAGAAAACATCAGGATATTTTTTGGGATAATTTAATGTATGTTAGCAAAGAACATTTATGTAGTATACATGTTGCAAATGATGAACATGATGAGCATTGTTGTATTCGACCTTTAGAAGAGTGGATTAAATATTTAAATACAAAAGGAAAAATTACTATTTTGGGTAAATATCCGCAAGAAACAGATAGTGAATCTTGTAATTTTAGAATTGAAACAGGGTTAACAAATTGGGATTGTTCGATAATGTTACATATTAAATTTTATTAAACATGTGTATAAATATATATAAAATAAACATAAATATTACTATTATAATTTATAATATGTCAAAAATTATATTAGTAAACGACTATTTAAATGGACTAATGGGTGAAAGAGTATTATGGGATTTTA